CTACTGCGCCCAGAACTTCCGCGGGATACTGAAGCAACCGTCTGTGCGGGCCGTTTGCTTCCACCGTTAGATTTAAGTTTATGGGGAAACTCATTTCCCATACGCTTGTCTAACTCAGTATAGTAATCATCGCTTGTTGGGTCAAACCCATCTTGTTCCACTAATTTCTTGTGGATTCCGAAGGCGGCGTAAGTCATCGCCTCATCCTGACCAAACCAAGAGTTTCGAGAGGCCCATTGTTCGGCCTGCGGATCAGGGCGTTTTGGCGGCTGTTGCGGCTGTCCCGCCGCCATCTGCGCCTGCTGTTCCGCCTGCTGACGCACCCGATCCTGCTGCATCTTGGCCTGTTGGGCGCGGTCGTTTTCTAAAGCCAACGACGTAAGCTTGCGCTGCGACTCAATAACACCGTTCGTATCGCCAAGATCAATGGCGCGGGCCAGCTCTTGCTCGGCAGTTGCGACCTGCGTCTCAACTCGGCTGCTGTATTCATTGACGTAATTGTTGTCCAGAGCATCCATGCGCTGGCGAAGCTGCTCCGCTTCGCCCTGCACCTGACGAGCATAGTTAATCGCTTCTTCACGCTCGCGCTCGGCGGATCGCATTTTTTTAGTCAATCGATCAATACGCTTCTGAACCGCGCTTTCGGCCTTTTCAAAACGGTCGTCCGACTCGTCCAACTCTTCCGAATCGGCAGCCAGCGGGGCTTCTGGAGCTTCTTGCTCCTCTACCTCTACCTCTACCTCGATATCCGCGTCTTCCGGCGCGTCATCATTCTCAATCACATTTTCATCGGTCATTTTGCTCTCCTAGAAATGAAGAATATCTTCGGGCTCAAGGATCTTGGCCAGAATTTCGTCATCATTTAGAAGACGAACCTCACCACCGTCGATCCTGAACCGGGAACCCGCATAACGGGCAAACATTACCCAGTCTTTTTCCTCGCACCATGCTCCGGTGGAGAATTTTTCCGGGTCTTTGTACGCAAGGGGGCCAACCTTTAAGACGTAGCCGACCTGTGTGGAAACACTTTGTTCCTCAACGGCTTGGTCTGGGAGGATAACGCCACCCTCTGTTTTGCCCTTACCCCGATAGGGAAGGATCAAAATACGCCAACCCGTGGGGGTCGGCAGGCGTTCTAGGAGGGGTTTCCCGATAGCTTCGGGGTCCAGTACCTTCTCTTTACGATTTTTGTAAATAGAAGAAAGACCTTCTACACCGGCTTTTGCGGCTTCAAGGTCCACTTTTTGGGCTTTAGTCAATACTTCGCTCCTGTTTGTCTAGCAGGCTCTTGAGTTCCTGTTCCACGTGATTAAGGGCCTCTAAGTTGCCCATGAGCTCACGATAATGCTCCATGTCCTTCACGTTGTTAAACTGAAGGATATCAAGGATGTTTTCTCTCCGTTCCCGAATAATCCGAAAAGTTGCTTCCGCAAAGAAGATTTCGTCCATGAAGTTACCGCATCTCTTCTGATATGCTCACATGGTCTCCTAGCATGTCAGATACATCTTGTCACTAGGTATTTAATTTTATTTAAGCGAGAGCTCTTATTCTGCCCACAAGACGCTCTGCGCGGTTCGTAACCTGCTTATACCAGCGGCTATCCACCATCTCGTCTGCTGCGCGGTTCCAGTCCCGCGCATCAACGCCCGCCTTCATGCCCTTAAACTTGGACAAACGCGGGCGGCCCATGTTGAACATCATGTTGGCTATGACCAACTGCGCTTCGTCGGGAAGTTCGGCAAAGTCCGGATAAAGGATTCCACAGTCGTCCAGTGTAGTTTGAACGTCTTCCGCAAAGCACTCGTTTACGCGCTCTTCGCTGACAGGCGTTCCCACAGGATGGCCATGCTCCAAATCAGAAGGGCGGACAAGATGGCCAAGACCAAAAGTGGGAAGAGACAAATGATCCAGATAAATTTCATGTACAACACCTTCGTCCCTAGCCAACTCTTCACGGAGCTTTTTCACTAATTCGGGGGACATTATTTACTTACCTGTTTAATCTTTTCTACGGTTCTGAGGCCCCCCAACCCGAGCATTCCCATCAAAACAGGCATCATCTCGCTCATGTCCAGCGTCGGCAACTCGATAAGATGACCCGTTTGCGCGAGAACAAATGAGGCAAGCGGAAATAGAAGGAAATTAAGGCACATCGCTAGACCGCATGACCAACCGATGAATGGCCGCCAACCGGACACAAAAATTGAACGGTGAGCCGCCTCAGTCTTGTTGATGTCCAACTGAGCGAGGTCGATCTTTGCGAGGTGAGTTGTTAGCTGCGCCTCGATCTCGCGCTCGGCGGCGGCCCGCTTCTCTTTGTCTTCAGGTAAAAACCTCCCAGCCACCTCCATTACTGAGGGCAAGACCGCACCGATTAAACCAATCATGTTGCTTTCCTCTCGTTAGACACAGGCGGATGTACTCCGTTGTGGATCTTATGTATCCGCTCTGATTCAGATTTGAGATAAGAGATATCAGCCAGAATGCTCGCTACTTGCATATGATCTCGGCGCAGGTTTTCTGGGCTGTTTAATTTGGCAAGAATATCAAGTCGCTGTTTTACAACAGCTTCGCCGTTTTCTAAATGGTCAATGCGTTGGTCGATCTTCCGCAAGCGGGACTCAATGTCATTCAAGGTTTCCTGAATAACCTTGATCTGAATTTTACCAACGGCGGCGGCTCCCGCAACGCTAAAGAGAATGCCGCCGAGAGTTACAATCAGCCTTATGTCGATAGCGCCGTCCATAAGGCCCCCTTAGACTAAAATACGCCCTTGAAATACCGGGGACGAGCAATAGGGCATTTATCGCCCCATAAAACTTTTGCCTGTGCGGGCCGCACCAGCGCCACGCATAGTCATTTTGCGAGGAGTGTCGCCCGCCATTGGAGCGGGTGCGGTTTTACCGTACGGAATACGGCCTTGACCCTTAATGTCGGCGTACTCAACCGCTTTGGGAGCCGGACCCGGCGTGTTTGTCACAATCTTTACGCGTGGTTTCATGGCCATAATAGTCTCCTAATGTTACTGGTCTCGTTTAAGAAGTTCGCGCTGCATAGCGGCGTCGATACGTGCCGCTGCAACTTTTTCCTGACTTGCCAGCCGCTGCTGGAATTGCTGAGACCGCGTCTGCTGGTTCTGCGCGTCGAGATTGAGCTTGGCCATATCCACCTGCGCGTCTGACTGCTCGGCCTGTGCCTTGATCTGAAGCTCCTGCTGTTTAAGCTGAACCAGAGGATCAGGCTGATCGGACCCGGATACCTGACGACTAAGCTGCTGCACCTGTTGCATGCCCTGCGCCACGTACTGTGCAACCAAGGCTTCCATCTGAAGCATCTGCTCTTCATCCAAAGGCTGACCCTGTTGCGACTGAGACTGCTGAATAAACGCAACAATCGCCTGCTCCCGCGCACCAATTTGCACATGTTCCATGACGTGTTTCTGCAACGTCGTTGCAATCACAGGATTAGCCGCGACCATCGGACCGCTGGCAAACACCAAATGCGCCATGATGTGCGCCTGATGGTCCTGCCCCTCAAAGGCGTGAAGCTGCATCATGTCCAGCGCATCAATGTTTTCCTGCGCGGGATCCTTGGGCTCCGGCTCATCGACCGGGGTACGCTTCATAAGACGGTCCGCATCACGAACGCCTAGAGCGTCGTACATGTCACGGAACACTTCGTTCATGTTGTGAAGTTCCGGAGCCGCAGAAGCTAGCTGTAGCTTGGTCTGCGCCAGCGCAATGCGCTGTGCCTGAGAGAACACATTCGGATCGGAAACCGGAATTACGTCCACGCGGTCGTCAAAGTCTTCTGACTTGACGCTCGAATCCGAGCCCTCAATGCTGTACGGGTATTCGTCCGGCAAGCTTTCTGACATCACCCGTGCCAGCATCTTGAACTCCAAGCGCATAGCGTAATGCAGGCGCTTGTGAACAGCCGACATGACCCGCGAGCCCTGCTCCAGCAATGCAATGGTCGTACCGACCGGAGCCTGCTGGTTGCCGTCCCCAACTTTCATATCGGTGATGGTCGCAAAGCGACGACCCGCATCCACAACGAAACCGAGCAGGCTGAACAGCGTTTGGTCAGCGCCCTTAAACGGCAGCAGCATTAGGCTGTCACGAATAGCCCCTCCCGGTGCGTCAACATCCCTGAACTCACCCGGCTGAAGCGGATCGTCGTCGTCGCGAATCCGCAAACCACGGGCTTTGAAGCCCGCTGGGAGGTTTGACAGGGTTCCGGCGTCGATAAGCTGCCTCAGTGCTGCTGTGGCGGTCCGTGACAGCCCGCCAATCGTGTGAATAAGCCCCAAACCGTAAAATCCGAAGCCCGGAAGGAACTTATAATGGACAAAATACTGAATTTTCTTCTTCAGTTCGTCGTCTTCGCGGTAATTACGGCGAATCGACAGAATCTGGCCATTATCAAGCGAGATTGTGACGATATAAGGCACCTTAATGCCCGTTTCCTCGCCATCTTCGTCAACTTCTTCGTACCCCTCAAGGTCCAAATCAGCATGACACTCCAAAAGGGTACAGTCGTAGTCAATTTGAGAGGGCGAAAACCCGTCAATGCGGTTAATTTCGTCCTGAACCTCGTTATTTTCGTCCTGTCCGGGGTGAACCGGGATGTCCAGATAAAAACCAGACACCTGACGCTTCCGCAAATCGTTCAACGACATGCGAATAACCTGTGTAATGTTGGGACAAGTCTCTAGATCAGCCGTCTCATACGGTACAATCAGGTTCTCCGCCGGTACAAACTTGCTTACCGCCCGATCCAACGTCTCGTCAAAGTAAACCTTTTTGAATGTACTACCCGCCAGAGGTAGATAGAACAGCATCTGGTCCAACTCTGGCGTGTATTC